TTCTGCTTTAACTTTCTTCTCTGCTGCACGTTTTACTGAATTGAAGATGTTTTTTGCTAATTTTTCATCAACTTTGGATGGCATTCCACTCAACCAAGTCTTAAAATCATCCTCTGCTGCTGCTTTTCTTAGTTTAGACGCAGACATTCCCTCGATGCCCTCAGCATCGGGGTCTCTGTCCCCTGCTGAAACAACGTTAATGTCCTCAAAATCATAGAGTTCTCCGTTGTATTTGAGTGCGAGTTTCTCAAATTCAGCCTGTCTGTCAGCACCAACCACGATGTTGATACTGGAGTATCCATCTTCATTTGCTTTCTTTAATACATTAAATATGGTCTTCATCTCACCGTCATTCACAATTCTTTCACCATGTGAAGGATATAACTGCCTCATAAAGGCAATTTTTTCGTCTGGTGATAGTGGATTTTTATTATCGTCTTGTGTTCTTGATGGATAAATGCCATAATCCCCACCTTTTGATGCTGATTTTGCAGCATTCATTAGTTTTTCATGTCCAACCGTGGGTGGATTGAACCTTCCAAAGGCAACAGTAGCAGTTCCTTTGTCTTCTTTTTCTCCTTCACCACCACCATCTTGTGCTGGCATTCCAGTTGCACCACCTTGTGCTTGTGGTTGCTTAGTCTGTTGAGCAGGTTGAGCCTGTGCTGCTTTTTGTTTAGCAGGTGCGTCTTCTTTACCTGGTCCTCTCTTCTGAGCAAGTACTAATTCACCCTTTTCAGTATGTCCACGGTAATTTCCTTCCCTATCATACCAATTTCCATGCCCATCCGACACAAATCCCAAGCGTCGAGCTTGCTCAACTGCACGGGATGTTCTAGGTGCTTCGGATAAAAACTGTTGAAAAGACTTCATATCTACTGCTTTCCGTATCTTTATTTATAATTTTAAAAAATCTTTAAGAAAGGACCATTTTTAGAAGAGAACTCTTTCTTAGCACCATAATAAAGAACTCGACACCATTCTTCCAATTTTCCTTTAGAAGAAAGTTCTGACCATACCTTTGCCCATTGTAAAGCAATCAATTTAGAAGAGAATCTTCCAGCAGAACTTCTATCTGATATTTCATTTTCAATAGCATAATCTAAAACCCCTTCAAATGTATCTGCTACTTTCTGATTATTTTCATATGCTGCAACCTCACCAAAATCTATTTTAAAACTAGAATCTTTTAACTCATTATAAAGATTAATCCAATACTTTTTATGCGTATCATTCCACCTACCAACTTCAGGAATATTTGGATGTCTGGATGCAGAAGGAGGTCTTTGTAATCGTTGTTTATATAAAAATTCATCTAATGCAACACTAGAAACTTTTCCAAGTTTAGCTCCAGCATCTTTTCCTTTTGGAGTAAGATCTGTCTGCACTACATTCCTTGCTTTAGAATATTGGAAGTTACGTGACTGTCCATGTATTTTAGCACCAGATTCAGTCTCTAAATCAAATCCCAATTCTCCAGTATCAAATAGATAAGGTTTCTTTTTACCTAAAGTAAGAGTACATTTTACAGATCCGTCAACAGGTTTAATATTAATTCTAGAAGATTTATCTCCTTTCATATTTGCAAGTTCCATAGTTGCCTCCTTTTTATTTGCCTTAATTGCTTTCAAAGAAATTCCTATTAAAATTTTGTCCTCTAATGCCTCTCTCATATAAGCATTTAAAAGAATAAGATTAGCTTCCTTTGTCATTCCATCTATATTTGTTAACTCACGAATAGTTCCTTCCACAACTCTTTTATGATTTTTCTTGACCATCACAATATCCATAGGATTCCATCTATCCTTAACAGAAACTCCACAATCCTCCTTTGCTATTCTTTCAATATAAGGCATTATTCCTTTATCTCTAGAATAATCATAACCCTTTTCACCTTTAATATAACTTTTTACAGCATCTGCTTGTTTTCTATAAGTTACTCTCCAAGACTGGTCATATCCATCATAAATCTTTATCATTTCTGAATATGAAGGTTCCATACCCTTTTCAATAACATTCTCTAGATAAAATCTAGATCCATTTTCTTGTTTAGCAGTTTCTATTGCGTCTGTAGCCATAGTCTTATCCTACCAATCCTTCACTAAAAAATTTATCCCAATTCTCATCATGAATTACAGAATCCTTACCACCAAGTTCAATAAAAACTTTAAAAGGTGCGGATTTAGGTGTCATACCACGACTTTCTTTAGGTGTAATTCTTATCTCCTTTCCACCTACATCTTGTTTTGTCCATTCATATGATAATCTAATCTTAAACATACTCTTATCACCTCTACCACCAATAGATGTTTCGTTTTGCTTTTTTACTTTACCACCATCACCTGGATATTGAGGTGTAATGAAAATTGCTCCAGGAGTTGCTTCACTTGGTTTATCATTAGGAACCCACTTAGGGTAAAGCAATATACCACTATTTCTTAATTTTTTAAATTGTTTCTGCGTGACTTCTCTAAGTTCATCTTGATTCATTTCAAGCACTTGTATCTTACCTTCGTAAGCAGTTGATTTTCCAAACAATCTTTTCTCAAGAATACCCCAAAAATGATCACTCAATTTAGTATTAGGGGTTTTAGGAATACCATTACCCACTAATCTCCATAAAGAATTTATAGCTGCCTTACTTGTTTCTTCATGCCCTCTTTTAGTTGTAATGCTTTTCAAATATTTTTTACCTTCACTAACCCTAGATGCTGGTATAACTCCTTGAAACATATCAAATATTTCTGGCATAGAATTATAAATTCCTCCACCATGTATACTAACACTATCAGATTTTAAAGAAAAATTAAGTTCACTTCTAAGAATTCTTTTACCATCAGCAAATATTTGTATTGTAACATCTTGTTTTATTGATCCTCCACTAGTTTCACCAGCAATACCATCAGCATCCACTGTCCATCTTACCGCATCATTCTTACTATTCTTTAAATATTTTTGTTTAGCATTTTTTAAATCTCTAAAGAATGCAGTCTGGTTATTGTTTATCAACTGTAGCATCTTTTTTTTAATTTCACCATACTTTTCATCTTTAACAAAATCATTTTTCTTCTCTTCATCAAGTAATTTTTTTAAGTTAGGTCCATAGTATAATCCAGTTTCTGCTTCCTTAACTCTAACTTTTAATTCAACTTGAGAAAAATCTAGAAAATTTTTAGTACCAATTGATTCAAAATATTGATCTCTATCTTTTAAAATTTTAGACAATGTAAGAAATTTTTGTGACTCTGTTATCAGTCCCTTTGCTTTCTTTCCTGTTACTATGCTTATAGGTTTAAAATGTTTTTTTGCAGGTGCTTTATGAGCAGGAAAAGTATTATGATAATCAACGGACTTTTTCTTTTGATCTATTAATTTACCTAAAGTAGTATCAACTCTTAAATCATCAATAAAATTCTCAATTCCTTTTTTATTTTTTCCATCCGTAGGATCTATAAGAAAAGCAGCACAATACATGGCAAAGATACCTTCCATCACACTGCCTTGCTTAATAGTATTCTTAGATGCCATTATCTTTTTTAATTATTTAGATACTAACCTCCGCCAAAATCATACTGGTTTTCACTTATAAAGTCAAGGTAAGCATACCAATCATGTCTCTCACACCCATTGTTTATAGCATCATACATTAGGTCAACAGTATTATGATGAGGAAATATAGGATGCTTACAGGTGTATTCAGGTACAACAAACATTAGAAATGATCCCCCAGTCCTTCCTGTGGTACAGGTTTCCAATCCTTACCATAATATTTCTCTAGCATATTAAGGTGAGGAGCACGTGCAATCTGCTCTTCTGTTGGTGGATTAGATTTAGGTGGCTCTGGTGGAAACAACTCTGTCTGTATACCATCTGGTTCCCAAAACCATTCCTCTGGATCCTCTCCTTTCATATGAGTGAACCCATAGAAGGATCCATCCTCTCTCACATATAACATGTGATGATCATGAGGATTGAGTAACCACATCTTACGAATCTTATCAGTAGTCTTATATCCTATCTCTTCTTTTGTTAATTTTTTCATCTCTTAGTGGTGTTGCTGCGTGTTCGGTTTATTATACTGATAAACTTATCACCAGCAAAGGTTCCACCAAGACACACATCAATCTCATCACCATCCAACCAATTCGTATCACCATTCATCTTAGTATGATTCATGGCTTCCTGAACCTTATCAATCACCTCTTGGGTTAACTTCATACATCACCTTCTTTACGATTTTCTGAGTGGTGAACATCAAACTCTCCACCAGGATATCTTGCTTTTAACTTCTCTACATTCATTTCAATAATCTCATCAAAATCTGTATCAAGTGCCATACATGCCTGAGCAACATACCACATGATGTCTCCAAGTTCTCTCTTCATATGAAAGATATTATCTTCATTAACTGGTTTACCTTGGAAGACAATCTTCTTGACTACTTCAGTAAACTCACCACCCTCAGCACAAATACCAAGAGCAGCAGTTAATAAACGATGAACAGGAAGTCCATCACCACTCTCTACTGATTGTATCCCAAAGCATCTAGAATTGAATGAAATGTAATCCTTAGATTCTTGAGATGTAACTGCGTCTACAAACTCAGTGTACTTTTTGGTATCAACAGTCACTTTACCAACCAATCCAGACACAACTCTTTCTGCTCTTGCTCGATCCTTTGGATCGGTAAAAGGATTTTCTCTGTCAGGATCATTTCTTTTGTAATCATAATAAGCATCAGAATGTTCTATCATTTTAAATCACAAGATAAGAAGCATCTTCATCATTTATTTGATCAGATGCTACTTCAATCTGTTGAAATTCTGCAT